ACTCAGTGGAAAACAATACCCTAGGCGAAGCTGCACTGATTTCCATTGCAGAGTACGGGGAAGAAAACATTCCAGGCTATTTCCTCAGCGACAACTCAGTGCAAAGTTCAAACGGGCGCAGAATTCGCAAAGGGTTTAATACTACGCACAAGAACAAAATTGTAGCCTGCAACAAGTTCAAAATTCTAATAGAATCTGGGCGTATGAAAATATATTCAAAACCCCTGATATCGGAACTAAAAACGTTTGTGGCTGCTGGCTCTAGTTATGCGGCCAAAATTGGTGAGACAGACGATCTTGTGATGGCCGGACTGCTTGCCACACGCATGCTGATGTTGCTGCAATCCTACCACTCAGACCTAAATTCCTATCTAAAAGACCACACAGACAACATAATTGAGCCATTCCCATTCATTGCAATGATGCGCTAAATATACTACCATGGCAACAACGAACTCTATATCACAACAACTGCTGGATTTGCTGGCTACCCGTAACTTCCACCCTGAAATGCTGGACAAGATGGGCAAACCCTCCGACGCAGAAGATGCCAAAACGTTCACATTTGACTATACATCGGGTTCGGGCAAGAACTATGGCACAATGGTTATTGTGTTGGACTCAGACAATGAGATGAAAATCATGTACGGGGACAATCTGGGCCGTACCATGGACGGCGATGACAAAGGCGAGTTCTTTGATTTCTTACAGCATCTAAATCAAAAGGCTCGGTCCAATCGTTGGACACACAGTATTGCAGATATCAGCCAACTCAAGCACACCATGCAGGGTATGGCAGCTATTCAAGAGGGCCTGTTTGAGGGCTACTACGGTACACGCCGAGTCAGTTACGCTGGTGAGCCAACTCAAGCAAGATTAAGAATTGTTCACAGTCAGCCCTTGGGCGAAAATGATGCACGTTATCGTCATATTGCCAATATGTTTATTGAAACCGCCGAAGGCGAATGTTTCAAGTTGGGTTTTAAAAGTCTAGGTGGTGCCAGAGCCATGTTGGAACATGTGCGTCAAGGTGGCAAGCCCTACGATGTTCGAGGTTGTCACATCACAGAAACAGTAAACGAAATTGCTGTGCTAAGCCGTTTCAATAGAGCTAGTGCTTCTCGAATAGTAGAAGGGGTCACACAAGACCTGATCACAGAAGCACAAGCATACTATCAAACCCTGCGTGAAAATTTAAAACACATGGCCAGCACACGTGGCTATGCAAAGTATTTTGAATCGTGGCACCCAGCCACTATAAACGAACAAGAAGGTGTTGTTGACAACATCAAAACGCTGTTCATTGAACAGAGTATAGACAGCCGCATTGAAGCGGCATTACCACTGCTGGCCAAGATTCAGCAAAGAGGACAAGATATGAAAGAAGCAGATATTTTTGAAAGCTGGATCAACAATCTCAGCGAAGGCACCTGGAACCTGCCAGAAACTCCTGAACAGTTAGACAAACTTAAAACGCTCATGACCAAAGAGTTGATTGTTGGTCCTGATGCAACCAATGCCACGGAACAATTGTACGACCTAATCGGCGATGACATCCTGTTTGATCGACTAAATGAACTTGCGGCACGTGATCCCAGAGCTAATGCCTGGAACGACACCGAAGTCATGGACCGTATTCGTGAACTAGGCATTGAGATGCCTGAGCCAAGTGCTCCTGGCAATCCTGCTGAACCACAAACAGGTGCAACTGCTCCTGTGGTTCCTGTACCAGCGGCAACTCCTGCTCCTGTACCACAACAACCAGTGGCTGAAGAAATCAATGCCATGCGCAAGGCCGCCGGATTACCTGTAGTAGAAGGCGTACTTACAGATTCAACTGGCAGCACACTGGATCACATTTGCAATCGCTTTGGTAAAGAAGTGCGTGATTTTGAAACATCAGGCGACATGAGCGATGACCTGTATCATGCATTGTATGACTACTACTTTGATGACATGCCATACGGTACAAAGAAAGCTCGCGACGGCGACCCCTACGAATGGATCGCAGACCGTTTTTCACAAGACCGCGGTCTAGATGAAAGCAACTCGGGAATGATCATGCCCGAAGCAGACATGCTGAACACATTTGAAGTCATGAGCGGATTTGATGCTCCTGCGGTCCATGAAGGATCTTGCAACAGCACAATGGAAGGCGAATACTGCCCGGAACACGGTCTAGCCGAATGTGGATACATGGAAAGCATGGGCGGTACAGTGGCTGGCAATGTAGGTGAAGAAATTAGACCAGTTAAAATTGGATCCAAGTTACCACAAAGTGATATTGAAACTTTTGGCTTGCAACCAGGACGCGGTTACGACATCAACACTCCAAAAGACTGGAAAAAAGGCGATAGACCACGTGCTATACAACAGCTGATTCCCACCCAGGACAAAAAAGATCATATTCGTAGTCGTCTGGGTAAACACACAGCTCCTATGTTACCCGAGCAAGGTGATGATCCAATGAACTACAATGCCGCTGTCACTGGCTCATACTATGAGTCAAGAGAAAGCGACTCGCTTTTGGCAAGAATAAAATCACTGGCTTTGCTCAAGTAACTAACGTTTGTAACAACCCTATACAAATATTGTTGATAGGTATCAAGCGTTAGGCTCAGATGAAATATCGTTTTAACAGCAAGGTTGAATTTTACATAAACAATACTTGCAATCTTACTTGCAATAATTGCAACCGATTCAACAATCATCGATTCACAGGTGTTCAAAACTGGTCAGACTACCAGCAGGACTACCAGCACTGGGGCGAATACATCGAGTTACCAACGGTGGTAATCATGGGCGGCGAACCATTGTTGAATCCCACAATATGTGAATGGGTTCAAGGCATTCACAACATATTTGGTTGTGATATCCAACTTTTGACCAATGGCTTACACTTAGCCAAAGTACGTGGACTGTATGATATTTTGTTAAGCAACCAAGGGCATGTGGGTATTAGTTTACACAACCTCAATCATTTTGCAGAGATCAAAGAAAACATTAAAAATTTTTTAGATCATGTGATAATAGACGAATATGGTCCAGCCGTAGGCGAAGATCGCCAAAACGGTATCCATTACAGTGCTAGAGACGTCAATGACATGGTGGTCAATGTGTATCTCAGCAATAGTTTTTCCACAGCCGCTGTGATTACCAAACCAATGGACGGAACGTACACATTACATCAAAACGATCCAGTTCAGGCACATAGCGTGTGTAACTTTGTGCGACATAAATCTTATCATTTTGTTCGCGGTCGACTGTACAAATGCGGTCCTGTTGCGCTGTTTCCTGAATTTGATCAGCAGTTCAATTTAGATATTTCCGATCATGATAGACAACTGGTCAACAGTTACAAGTCTATGTCCCCTGAACTTTGGCCACAACAGGGACTTGATTTCATGAACAACATTGACCAAGTGATTGATCAATGTCGATTTTGTCCTATTGCAGGTCCGAGTTATCCAATCCATCCTTTGGTCAAAAGCAGAAAATTGAAAGAGCCGGTAAGAATAAATTCACTGGCTTTGCTCAAATGAGATAAATAAACATTGACACAGTAGACAAAAGCGCATATACTACTACAGTGTTTGCGCTTTTTCTTTTGTGGCACAGGCAACATTAGATCTAAGTAATTTAGATAGGCAACATACATAGGCAACTTTATAGGAGAAAAAACTATGGCATCTTTAGCAGAAATCAGAGCAAGACTACAGGCAGCGGAATCAAAACAAGGTGGGCAATCCACCGGTGGGGACAATTCAATTTACCCACATTGGAACATGGAAGAAGGCAGTTCTGCCACATTACGCTTCCTCCCTGATGGTAACTCTAAAAACACTTTCTTTTGGCAAGAACGAGCAATGATTCGTTTGCCCTTCAACGGCATCAAAGGAGAGATGGACTCCAAGCAAGTTATGGTACAAGTACCTTGCGTGGAAATGTGGGGAGAGGCATGTCCTATCCTTGCAGAAGTACGCACCTGGTTCAAGGACAAGAGCCTTGAAGACATGGGTCGTAAGTACTGGAAGAAACGCTCATACATCTTCCAAGGTTTTGTTCGCGAAAACCCCTTGAGCGATGACAAGACCCCTGAGAATCCAATTCGTAGATTCATCATTGGTCCACAAATCTTTACAACTATTAAAGGCGCCTTGATGGATCCTGAGTTGGAAGAATTGCCAACTGACTACCTGCGTGGTCTGGACTTCCGTATCACCAAAGGATCCAAAGGCGGCTTTGCTGACTACAATGGTTCCAAGTGGGCACGTAAAGAGTCAGCACTGACCGAAGCAGAACAAGCCGCAGTTGATGCACATGGCTTGTTTGACTTGAGCACATTCTTGCCCAAGAAGCCAACTGATGTTGAGTTGAAAGTGATCAAAGAGATGTTCGAAGCAAGTGTTGATGGTCAGCCATACGACACAGAGCGTTGGGGACAATACTTCCGTCCTGCTGGTGTGCAAGCACCTGCTGGTTCGGCAGCACCGGCAATGACAGTAGACGGCCATGGTGATGTGCATGAAGTAGCGGCAAAGCCTGCACTCAAAGTAGCGGCTCCGGTCAGCGACTTTGATGAAGATGATGCACCAGCACCAACTGCTCCAGTGGCAAAACCTGCCGGTAGTGGGCAAAAGGCCGAAGACATTTTGGCTATGATCCGAGCTAGACAGCAGAAGTAATGCGAACGGCTCTGGATACAGAGCTGTTTCCTGATCTATGTGAAGTGGTAGCAATGCCACTTCACAATCAATGGATCTACCTAGTTCAAAAAAACGGAAGCAGCAGTTTAAGAGAACAGCAGGCAAAAGACAATCTTGCCATGTTTACCAACGAAGAGATCTCGGCGCTTGATTATGTAGATGTGTACATACGCAATCCTCGAGAAAGATATATCAGTGGAGTAAACACCTACCTACAGCATCTTCAACGAGATTATCCTGAATTAGATTATTCCACAACATTTTGGTTTGCCAAAAGATACAAATTTTTAAACACACATTACTTGCCACAGTTTCACTGGTTGGCAAATCTTGCTCGTTACCTACGTAGCGACACAAAAATACGCTTTAGAAACTTCAAAGACTTGGGTGCAATAACTAGATTTAAGTTTCACGCTGATGTTGTTCCGCCCACACAGGATTTCGTCAATCGTTTGCTGACAGACAACAACAATATTGAGTTGTGGTTGTATTTGGATCAAATACTTTTGGAGTTAGCAGGTCAAGAATTTACCTGGACCGAACTCTTAGACTACTATCAAAAAAATTATAAAAATATCATAGAACATGTATTGCCCAAGACTTGACCACTTTGTGAGATTCAATCCCAATGGTACAGTGAGTCGGTGCGGGCATATGGTCAATGCTCCTGAGTTTGATACCTTAGAACAAATGGATTCTAGTGAATGGTTAAGTAATATCAAAAGCAATCCGGATACTTGGTCCAAGGAATGTGTGCGATGCCAACAAACAGAACAAATCAACAACACCAGCATAAGACTCAATGCTATCAAATTCGATAAAAAACAAACACGCTCAGACTATCTTACTGTGGGTGGAGTACTAGACAATATTTGTAATAGTGCTTGCCAATCGTGCAATCAAAATCTAAGCACCAAGATAGGCAGTTTAATATCCAGTGACTATCCCATGATAGACAATTCAACAGCATTTTGGCAATTGCCATTGGAACGTGTGGTGCATTTGGATATTAATGGTGGTGAACCTAGCGCCAGCAAAAACTATCGTAACATACTCAAAAACATTCCGCCGGCAGTGGCCAGTGTCAGAATCAACACCAACTGCTCCATGGTCATTCCCGAAATACAACAACTGGTCGAGCGTGGCGTACATGTCACAGTCACAGTGAGCCTGGATGGTATTGGGCGTGTTCATGATTATGTGCGTTGGCCCATCAAGTGGGAAAACTTTGAACGCAATCTTGATATATACAAAAACATGGGCATCCAAGAATTAAATACTTGGACCACAGTTAGTTCTTTGAATATTGGCGACTTGAAGAATATTTTTGCATACACAAAAGAACAAGGCATCGATCACTCTTGGGCACTGTTAGAACAGCCAGATGTATTGAACGTCAAGTACAATAATCATTTTACACGAACAGCTGATGTTCCAGATGAATTAAAATCCCTAGTAGGACAAGATCAAGACAACACAGTTGAACTACAACTATGGACATACGCACAAGACCAGTTGCGTGGTATCAAACTTTGGGATTACTATCGATGAAAATAGCAATCACCGGCGGCACAGCAGGAATAGGTCAGGCACTAGGCAATGAATACCAAGCACTTGGTCATGAGGTACTAAATCTAAGCCGCCGCACAGGTCACAACATACGAGTGATACCAAAAATAGCTGACGCAATAGAACCCTGTGACATGTTTATAAACAATGCACAAGCAGGGTATGCACAAACTGAATTGTTGTTTGAAATGGCTCAGCGTTGGGCAGGCAGCGGCAAACACATCATGGTAATCAGTACCATGATGACACAAGATCCAGTGAGTGTATTACCGGGACTTGATATGATGGCCTATAGAATACAAAAAACAACTCTGGAACAAGCAGTGAGTCAAATACGAAACAGTCGACCTGGAATAAAAATTACCCTGATTCGTCCAGGTAACATAGCCACCAGCACAGATAAAACAGTACCCCCAGCGGCTGATGTAAATGTTTGGGCTGGAGCGTTAGTATCCATGCTAGAAATGGCGCAGAACAATAATTTAACTATTTCGGATATATCAATGGGACCAAAATTATGAAAATTGCTATCACTGGCCATACTCGAGGACTTGGTGCCGAGTTTAAAAAAGCATACGAAGACTCAGGACACCAAGTTGATGGATTTAGTCGTTCCAATGGTTATGATCTTAGAAATTGGGATCACATGCAAAAAATGCTTGGCCAAATTTCTGACCATGACATGTTTATTAATATTGCAAAACCAGATTTTGTTCAAACAACCATACTGTATGAACTATGGAAACGTTGGAAAAATCAACATAGAACCATAATAAACATCAGTAGTGGAATTACCTATACACCAGTCTGTCCAAAAAATTTGTTTGATGAT